TGCGTCGTTATGAATAACTATACCTTTAGGGTTACCACCACGCTTAGGTAGGTCATAGCCTTTAACCACATCTTTGATGATTTTAAGTTCTACCGTTTTAGGTTGTGACGTAGTTGTTTCCTTTTTAGGTGCTTGTGTAGGAGATTGAACTGATCGTGGAGCTGTCTCACTTTTGAAGTTAGGACGGATAAACCACATAGGGAAGTCATAAGCGTGTTTTCGTCTTGTAACTTTTTCCCAACCAGAGCCAGGTTGTTGTATACCGTCTGTCCAGCCACCGCCGAGCCAATTCTGCTCATATACAATGATATAATCTAAAGTTGCTTCGATAACCCATGCAACGTGACCATATCCAGCACCGTAATTACTACCAAATACAACCATGTCTCCAGGTTGCGCTAAGAAGTCCGGTGTGTTTTGATATACAGTAGCTAGTCCGTCAAAATTATTGGCGAATGGAATATCTTTTGCACCTACACCTTTTAGGAGTAATCCGAACAAAACTTTCCAGCCAGCATTGGCATAGTCAAAGCATTGAAATCCATACCAAAGGTCGATATTAAATTGTTTTCCCTCAGATGTTTTCAACCACTCTATAAACTCTTTTTTAGTTAATTTTGCTTGCATTGTCGCCACCTCCATGATGATACTCGTTCACGTCAAAACCAACTTCATTAGAGGCGTCTGTAAACGGCTGTGATGTATCATATTCTTTCGGTGCTTTTGTACTTAATTCTGGTGTTAAACTACTGTCTTGAGACGTTTTCCACGTAACCTGTTGTTCTTCTTTGCTACTATCTCTAGGCGCTTGATATGTCTGTGCTATAGATGAATCGGCAACACCTTTTGACGTTGGGTCGGTAATAACGCCAATACCTGTAAGTAGCGTGAGGATTGCGCCTATAATCGCACTAGCTTGATTTAATTGAGTAGATAAATCTAATCCGAATAAATCCGTGATTTGCTTGATAAATAGCAACAATGCACCAACTAAACCTGTTAATACTGCTTTATTTTTAAATCTTAATTTCCAGTTAATATCCATTTGTTTGCTCCTTTTATCCAAAATAAAAAGCCAACCTCGAAAGGTTAGCTTTAAATTAGATTCTTAATAATCTGTCGTATATTACATTTGAAATTGCGTATCCACCTATTTTGTTAGGATGCACACCGTCGGAATACATTAATTCATTTGTTTTAGTTAAATCAAAATTACCTAAGTTTCTGTATAGACTCACATGTCCTATTTTTAATTCTTTGGCTATATCACACTGTTTATTACTGTAATCTTCGATTGTGTGCAATGTGCCTGTGTATTTATTGCCACTTGGTGCAATTAAGAAGATGCTAGCATTTGGTTTCGCTTGTTTAATCCTCGAAATGATTTCTTTCATATCTCTTTCATAATCTGAAATAGGAACATTGCCGACCATGTCATTCGTTCCAAGCAAAATGCCAAAAGTATTAGCTTTACAACGTTTCAATTGTTTAATGTAGTTATCCCTATCTGTACTAGCGACATGAGAAGCTCTCAAACCACCGTTTCCAACTTTATGGATAACCACGCCTTTATTACCTTTATATGCGTATGAGCCTAAGAATGTTACTGTTCCACTCACAATTTCGATGTTGATTGTGTGTTTGCCTAAGCTAGTTGTTATTGGTGTAACTTCTTGTGATGTTGCATCAATATTTACCCATTCATTACCGTCGATGTTGTAGCGCCATTGACCTGTGTTAAGTGTATGAACTTCGTAATAGTCAACGTCTTCGGCAAAAGTAACTTTGATGCTGTCGCCTGTTGTACTACTTTCAATCATAGCGCTGTCTATTCCTTTAGACTGCGAAATATTACCTAATCCCTCATCGTACTGCGTCCAGTTGCCTGTTGTGCTAACAGTTACAGAACCATTTCCAACGTGATTATTAGCTAATCCGACAAACCCTATACCAGCATCGCCATACAATTTTGTCATTCTGTCTCTTAATGGTAATGTTAAACGATCTCCCGCTTTGAATTCGCCACCTTGTACCCAGCTATCGCCAATGATAGCTATTTCAGTCCTAGTATTTGCATTTGGGTCGAAAAGTTTACTTATTTCAGCGGTATATGTTTGTAAGTTACATTTACCGTAACTGTCTGGGTATTCTTTATCTTTATTAGCTAAAAAGCTTGATACCTCTAAATATTTACTAGGTATATAGCGTTTGTACTCTATAAAATTCGATGGCAGACTGTCGCCTTTTACAATCATTGTTCCGTTGGTTGCGCTAGTTGTTGCAGACATTCTTATAAAAATAGCATTACTAGGAACTGTAATTGTATTTGTTGATGTCGTGTTAGTTTTGATAAAGTTTTTGTTTGTATCATAAAAAGCGTATAAGTTGTTAGTATTATTTTTAGATAGAGATGTAGCACCTGTAATATCAATAAAATTACTTGATACGTAATTCGAATTTGTACTTAGCGCGCCTGTTGTGGGGTTAACATAAACGCCAGCGGTAGTATCACTAGGGTTAAATAAATTCGACGAACTTTCTGAAAAACTCAACTTATCAATTGAAATCGTGTTGTTTTTAACATTTTCATTTACTACACTTTCGGATTTTAAATTGATGTCTAATTGAGGTAAGTTTAATTTGAAAGGTTCATACCCAGTGTATTTATCGTTTTTTTCGATTTGATACACTTTGTAATTATATGTGTCTACACCCTCTTTAATACTTGTTGCTTTAATGTAGTATGCGTTTGTAGGTGTGGCAAAAGTCCTAGCGCCTTTTGGATTTGTGACTCGCGCTAATCCGGATATAAACGTTTTGTTGATATCGTAAAAAGCGATTGGATCTGCATAATTTTGCGTGTATACCGTATTAGGAGCTACCGGCAAAAATTTACTTGTTACATAATAAGCGCTATCACTTACTATTCCTGTTGTGTTGCTAACAATCCTACCTACTTCAATATCGGTAGTATCAAAAATATTCTTACCAGTTTTGATAAAATCCGTTTTGTTATAAGTAACGGCGTTATCTTTAATAATGTTTTCGCCAGCTTCTCCCTTTAACTCATTTCGTTGTTCTTGAGTTAAATTTTCAAACCTTATAACACCCTCAGCACCTCGTTCGCCCGCTTCTCCTTTTTCCCCACGTTCTCCACGCTCGCCCTTAAACTTGTCTGCATTGTCAGCGATGTATTGTTTAGCAGTTGTGTTTAACGTTTCTTTGAAGTCGTCTCCTAGTAACTCGCTAGCGCTTGTACGGATAATTCTTTTTACAGTGTCCTCAACTAATGTGATAGACACCTCTTTTTGCACTGCGTTATCTATGCCACTATCGATAATGTAGAAATGGAAGTTTGCGACGTGTATTCTCTCGTGGTCGTTCTCTAGAAATAACTTACAACGCACCATACCGACGTGTTTAATGACATTTTTAGGTATCTTGTAGGTGAGGAACCCTTTTACATTATCGTCGATTAAAACGGGCTCATTTTTGAATATAGAACCGTCTTCCAAGAATAGATGTAACTTAGGTGTCAAATTGCTTTCTTTGAAGTTGATTCTACCTTTTTCGTCGTTGATACCGATTCTGACATAAGCTGTGTTTTCGTCTTCCGTGTAGAAGCGACAACCTATGTCGCCGATATCAACTGTCTTTTTATTTATTCGCGTTTCAATGTCTTGTATTTTGTACATTTACACACCTCTTTATTTATATTTATCTCTTGTAAAGTAGATACCTTTTAAGCCGATTTGTTTATATAGCTTAGCGATTGTACTTGCTTGATGTTGGCACCACTCTATAGCAGTAGCGTATTGGTGTGTAGCTGGATTCTTAGGATTCCATCTAATTCGGTACAATGTGTTTTGACCTTTGTTGATGTAATCCTTTCTAACGAAGCTAGCACCGCCCATGATTGCTTTTGCTGGAGATGTCCAACCTTTATTCCTTGCAAACGTCATGGCGTAGTTAGGATTGTTGTCATAAGCACCAATACCGAAGTAGTTATAAGCACCGTATCTACCACTAGCGAAGTTACTTGTTCCATATCCACTTTCTAAGAAAGCGTGCGCGATCAAATAGATTTCGTTAATGTTATTTTTTTTACAAGCTTCTGCGAATGCTTTACCTTGTCCGTCAAGCGTCCCTTTACCTTTGAGTATCTTATTAAGCGCACTAACTGAAACACCTTGATACTTGCCTAAATTAAGCATTTGGTAACATTGCGTGTTACTTTCCCATATACGCTTAACATTCATTGCTGAGCTTGTTTGTGCTCGTGTAGCGTTAGCCCAGCCCCATGTATGAGATTTCTGAGGGTTACCCCGTGACATTTGTCTGTCCAATGCTTGTTGGAATGTAAACGGACTTGTTTCAGTAACGATGCTTGGTTTTTCCTCTGACGGAGTGGGGCCTCTTGTTGATGCACTGTCAACTGATGTTTTATCACTAATTCGTATTGTTGTTTTTGTCGTTACTTCTTTAATATTTTCTCGTGTCAATATATCTCGTTTAATGTACGTTTCAAGCATTTTCTTTTTAACTTGCTCATACTTTGCGTTATCCGGTATACCTTGCTTAATCAAGTCGTAATTAATTAAATCTTTCATACTACGCCAAATATTAGGGTCTACCTTTAACGTCGTTTCAGATAAGTTTTTATCAATCCCTGACAATAACCAAACACCACGTATTAGCGCTTGTATTTGATTCATTAAGAATTGTCGTTTGCTATCTGTTTGACCGCCACAAACTTCTATAACTAACCAATTCGGATAACGTGGGTCATCAAAGTCTATTGGTCTAGCTTGCCATGTTGCCTCTCTATCTACATATAAGTGAGGTATCTCGTAGTCACTGATAAACTTATTTCTTTGTGTGTATAATTCATCTACAGAACGCATATGTGTAGATTCTTTGATGTATAAACCTTGAATATCTGAGCGTTCATCTCCCCACACAACTATATGGTCTATGAAGTGCTCTTCTTTATCTAAAACATTGCTATAAGCAGTGTATTTAACTGTTTTAACTTCTTTGAATTGTGGTTTCTTCGCTTCTCCAGTAATTGTTGAGTCATCAGCTTTTGATGCTGAACTTGTATCAGTATTGCTAGGTTTGCTAGTATCTTTTGAATATGGAGGTCTTACAAAGCCTGTAACACTAACATACGGGTGTCTTATCAATCTTCCTGGAGAACCTGTCCAATCATTAGAGTTAACCCAGTTTTGGTCAACGCTATAGAAATAATTTTTGTTAGATGGTCCTACTACTATTGCCGTATGTCCAAACGAACCAATACCATTACCTGGATGCCAAACTGCAATATCCCCCGGCTCTGGTATAAAACTTGATGAATTGCGATAAAAGCGAAAACCTCTAGGATACCTGTAGTTAGCCATATCCTTAGCATTGCCCCATGTTATAAATCCCCAATACCTCTTAAATATATAGTTTGGCAAATCCCAGCATTGACTGCCTCTAAAACCATCTATATCAATACGCTTACCAATATTAGACTTTGCCCATTCTGCTACTTCACTAGCTGTAGGCTTTCGAGTCTTTGGATTAGGTAATCCCATGCATGCACCTCATTTCAATCAAAATAAAAAGCCAGTGCCGAAGCACTGACTCTTAACTGTTACTTACATTTACCAAACCAGAAGCACGCCCAGAAGCTATATCCTAAAATCCCTTTAAGCATGGTAATCACCTCCTTTAAATACCAAAAATGGTTCTTAGTAAAGCTATGACAATCGTACTAAAGATAGTCCCTATCAAACCGAGAATCCACATCTTGATGTCTCTGATGTTTTTAGCATTTTTCTTTTTATTTTTTTCATCTTCAATCTTATCGCGCCTTAATTCTTCGAAATTTCTATCTAACTTGTCATAAATTTTTTCTTGTGTTCTTAAACTGTTTTCAATGCTATCTAGTTTTTTAAACGTGTCTTTAGTGTTTTCTTCTAAGCGCATAATTCGCCATTCGTGCTCACGTCGTTTGATAAAACCAAACACTACGCCACCTACTTTGTGTTAAATTAAATAGCCACAAGCATTACACCTGTGACTTTTCATCTTTTGTTTCTGGGTATTTTTCTCCAGTGATTAATGCATACTCTTCTTTGTCGATTACACCCATATCTACATACCACTTAATTTGTTCGTTTTTGTAGCAACCCCACACATAAAAAGTTTTAATGTCTTTAAAAGTCGGATAAATCATCTTCATCATTTAAACGTCCCCCTCAGTATTAGTTTTATTAGTTTTCAGTTCAGTCAACTGTTGTGTTAACTTAGCGTTTTGTTGAGTTAATTGCATCGTTAACATGTTCACTTGTGTCATCTGCATTTGCATACTCGCAACCATTCCGCGAAGTTCTTCATCACTTAAATCTGATGCACTTTGTTGGCTTGATGCATTCGGTACGTCTTCTTTTTCAAAATTGCTGTTATATTTAATTTCGCCGTTAGTAAAAACAAACTTTCTAGGTTCGAACTCTTCTTTGAATTTGATAGGCACATTGTTATCGTCTACATCTAAACTATTGCGTAAACCGCCAGTATTAACGTATCCGATAACTTCGTTTTTATCGTTTACTGTGATTTTCATTATTTCCACCCCATAATTTTAGTTATAGTAACTTTGTTTGCGTTCGCTCCAGAACCTGATGTTTTGCCTAAATCGAAATACACATCATTATCGATTCTTAAAGTTGTGTTACTTGTTTTGGATAGTAAACACTCATAAATACCGCCACCGTTGCCGTCTGAATCAACTACATTCGCTTTACTTAATTGAATTGCATTAGGTAATGCTGTTAGCCCGAAAGTTTCTATAATGCCACCAGGATAAGTACCACTTATTAACAATACAGAATAGTTAGTATATGGCTCTGTTAGGTTGATTGTTGTTCCAACACCACTTGCAGCACCGTCAAATAAAACTGAGGTTTTGTGTTCATTTGGAACTGTCCATTGTGAATCAAGTTTGCCATTTATAATAGATCTTGTATAAACTCTTTTAGAGTTATAAGGTGTGAAGTTAAATAACTTATTTGTTTCGTCTTTAACAAATACAGATAAGTACCCCTCATAACTTTCAACGCCACTTGGTAAATCCGGCACTCTTGTTGCATAGTAATTACCAGCAGTTAAATAACCTAAATCGCCTTGCGCATTGTTTAAGTTAACTTGTATTGATTGACCATTCGCCTCTGTAATCTTATGTTGTTGCCAGCTCGTTGTTCCGAATTTATCATCTACATACTGCTTAGCTTGATTTAAAGCGTTGTTAGATGTTTCTTCAACAAATTGCTTAGTTAAATCCCCGTCATTTTTTTTATAAAACGGGTACCATGTGCCACCAATTTTATATTTTGTATATTCATCGTTTGAATCATCTGGATACCATGTTGCACGTGCCGTACTATCATCAACAACATAGACAACTAACACGCCCGACTTTCCTAAAGTGTTAGGAGCTACCGGAATATCCGAACCATCGTCGACGCCATCTTCTTTAGGTGTGTCGACAGTGCCTATATCTTCAAATGAGGGCGCATCTGTTGCGCTAGTGATATGAATAATCCTAGATGTGTTGACTGCGCTTAAAACGCTATCTATGGACTGCTCAGACGATTCAATTGCTTTACCGTAATCGTCAGTAATTTTAGACTTTTGCCAATTAACCGTTGAACTTCCTTTGACAAGGTCAGACTCGTTGATTTGTTTTTCAATCTCACTCAATCTTTTGTAGATCGCTTGCTCCTTATCAACGATTTTCTGGAACTCGCTATTTATATATTGAACGGCTTTGTCTTGCGTTGTTGTAATCATCTGTACCGCTTCGTTTTGTTTGATTTCTAATCTTTGAATACCTTGATTGATACGGCTATCAATTTCGCTAACTAAAGACTTAGTGTCGTTCAAGCTTTTCTTTAAGTCCTCAACTTCTTCTTTAACACTTTCTGTTAAGTCCTGAATTGACTTGATATAAACTAACTTTGTTTTACCGTCAAAGTTACTAATTAAATCATTCTCGATATTGAAGCTAAATTGACGCTCTACAATTACGTTATTGCTACCGTTTTGAGTAAAGTAAGCTTGTGCATGTACGCGTCCAGTGTATTTTAAAAACTCGTTAGGGATAACGTATTGCATTCGTCCATTAATTGCATCAACAATTGTAAGTTCATCACTAATATAAGCGCCGTGTTCATCGTCGAAGTTATCCGTCTTAAGCACAATGCTAGTCATCGCATTGTGTTTGCTGATTGATAACGGCTTATTATTCTTAGTTACTGCAAAATTTAAAACACCAGTTCCTCTATCTGATTCGTAGAAACTGATGTTTGTGTCAATAACTGGATTATATTGTGATGTTGTTTGTAACTCGATTAAATTATCATCTTTCGAAAAATTATCTACTACCATTATTCAACCACCTTTCCCTCGAATAAACTCCATTTACCAACGCCACCAGTACCAAAGTTTCTTAATAAGAATTGGTGGGCTGACGGGAAGTTATTACGTCTTAACACTTGCGTTGTGTTGCCTGGTGTATTCGATTTTACTTCTAATATCCAACCTGCAATACCTTTAAAGTCTTTAGGGAAATCGGTAAACCTTTTTGATTCTTCTGTAGTGATATAGAAGTCTAAGCCAACAATTTTTAAATCGGATAGCTTAGTAATACTTTTCGGAATATGTTCCCAAAAACCTGCGCTTTGCGGATTAAAGTTCCATGAACCGTTGTTTTTCTTGTTGAAAATGTCGATAACACGCTCAAATTTGAGCATATTTCTACCTGTACTATTTCTAGTAAGCACTTGTCTTAAAGCGCCGTTATAGTGACCAGGCAATACATCAAAGAACCAACCTGCATCTCTGAACTCTTTAGGCAATGGAAAGTCTAGCGCATTTTTCGTATCTTGAGAATATAAGTAATAGTTACCAACTTCGGTAACATCACTTAGATATGCTGGGTTTTGCACTGGTAATGGTTTAACACGTCCACCTGAATCAGTCATCGATACTTGAGGTGCAATGTTTTTTAAGAATTGGTTTACGCCTCTTTGACCGATAGAATAAATTGAGTGATGTCTGTTGTTACCTGGTCCAATAGTTACCCCGATTAAAAGTGCTTTACGTCCTGTTTCTAGATCGTAATACATATCTAGACCCTCAGCCTCTTGGAAATCTCCTTTAAAGTTGTTATTCACACCGCCTATATCGATACGACGTTTAAATAACAATTCTTTCGTTTTGATATCAAAGCCTTGTAAGTAATTAGGATTAGCCGGATTAGAATCGCCAGTGTACCAATATAAGATACCCGCATCATAAGCAATACCTTGCATAGGTTGCGTACCTGATGTGTATTGCATAGGGATATCCATTTGGTACAGTACTTTGTCTATACCTTTATCAATATCGTCAGCACTTCTTACTTCAACAAAATTTAATGCGTTCTTAGCTTGTTGTTCAGAAGTTTTATATTCACGTCTAAAAACCATTAAGTTTTCTATAGGATTATAAATTGCTGACGTATATCTATCGTTAAATACGTTTGGCATGACGTCTTGCATTTCGTTGCCATACGTCATTTCTCCGCTTTTGTATTTAAAGCGTACAAACTTGTTGTTATTGTTAGCGTCTAACACTGCTGAATAGATCCACAATTCATTGCCGATATATCTATAGGCGTTGTGTGTGCCGTGACCGCCATTTTTAACAAGCAGTCTATCAATAAATTGTCCATTAGGCTTCAATCTAGATAACATGTAATGATTGCCTGGACGAGCTTGTGTCATATAAATAATTTTCGTTCTAGGGTCTACCCAAAATGATTGCATTACTGCATTTGTATATGGCGATAAATCTGTGATGAATTCCGGTTCTTGCTCTTTTGGTTCAAATCGGTATTCTGTAGCTCTATATTCTTTGTAATTATCATCAACTGACTTTTTAACTGTTTTAGTGAATTCGTCTAACGTTGCATAATCATGATACAAACGATCTTGTAATGTTGGGTGCGCGTATCCTGTATTATCAACACGTGCGTCTTTAACCTCGTTGATACCGTCGCCGTTATGGCCTAGTACCATGTTGCTGAATCGACCATTTAAATAAGCTAAAAAGTCTGAGACACTACCATTCAAATATTTAATTTGGTTGGCTGTGTGCGCATATATTTCTTCTTTTTGATGATATATAAACATCTTTTCAAGTTTACTCATTCCATTATCAAGTAATCGATAGTTGTACTCATGCTGAGCAACTACTTTTTCGCCAGTGATAGAATGCAAACTTGTTATTAATCCGTAAGCCATTGGTTGCCTCCTTTAGTCGTAAAAACTGTAATAATCCTTGATTAACTCGTACATAATAACCTCGTGACCTTTTTCGTTAGGGTGTAAGCCGTCCTCCATGCTCGCTTTCCTAAAAGCTGGATTGTATGGCTTAAAGTAATCTGTGTGATATGCGTCAAACACCGGCACATCTAACTCACTACAAGCTAATATTTGAGCGTTTACATAGTCCTCAAGTGTTAACCCTAGTTTGTTTTTGTCTGTGTCTTTACGGCGTATCGTTGTACCACTCATAGGGCATTGTCTTGTAGCTGTCATCACTAGTATTTTTGAATCCGGATTATTCTTTCTAATAACTTCAATTGCAGAACAAAAGGCACCGTAAAACGTTTTAGTGTCCGTTTTATCAGTGCCTATTGGTACGCCTGCCCAATAATCATGCAACCAGTCATCATCTGTACCTTGTAATATGATTAGGTCGCCTCTTATTTGCTCTGCTTGTCTATAAATGCTGTTTTCTACCGCTTCTTTACCTATTGGAACTGTTGCCATTGTTGCGCCACCTCTTGCAAGGTTGGTCGTTTTAGCTTTTAACTTCTTGCCTAACATTTCTGTGAAATTAGTTTTTGCGTGCGATCCTCTAGCTACAGAATCGCCAATCGTTCCAATAGATTTGATATTTCTTATACTTGATTGACTCGTAAAGTCGTACATAATCGTGCCATTCGCAGTTGTAACTGTTTTAGTACTCATCTTATCGACTTTTGCGTTTATTTTTTCATTCTGCTTAACTAATTCATTATTTATAGATAAACTAGCGTTAACTTTAGCGTTTAGTTCTCTCAAGTACTTAGCTGGGTCTGACTTAGTTGTTTTTACATTCTTAACATAGTTCGTAGCTTCATGGATAGCTTTTCTATATCTGTCACGCATTGTAAAATCGCCTAATACTACATCTTGTTTAATAATGTTATTGTACGCATCTCTATGTGTAGTGATTTCGACTATTCTCACTAAATCGTTATAGCCTATAGTTGGTTCAGCTACTCTTACAATATCGCCAATTCTAGGGTTAGCCTCTGGAAAATGCTCAGGCTGTGCTACGAAGTCCAAAGAAATAGAAGCAGTGACACTTTTCTTTATCACTAGCTCCATTGATTTTTTCAAAACATCTTCTTTTTTTATGCGTCCATCTATTAACGGAGGCGCTTCCCTTTTACCAATCAGTTGTGCTAATGGGTGTGTGAATTCGAATTGTAACCCAGCCTCTGTAAAAGTTTGCTGACCGTCAAAGTCGCCATAACCTCTTATATATGTGTAGCATTTAGAAGCATCTTCTTGAATTTTGACGTTATCAGCATTTACACCTGATTTAATATAGTAGTTTGCTACTTTTGATAATTCGTCATACAAGTGAAATGTTTTTGTTTTAGCGTCGTACTCATATTCGAGATGATAGCGTTCAAGTCCTTTTTTGAATATCTCAAGTCTTGTGTCTCCCTTGCCTAATCCCTCGAACTTTGATGCGTCAACCTTAGTGTGCAATACGTACTTATAACTAGTTCCTTTAAATACAGTGTTAAAAAACTCTACTCCTGTGAAACTTTCGTTATATTCTTGGTAAATCCTAGAATTGTTTAGATCATCTAATTCTTTTTGTCTCGCTTTGATACTAAGTTTGATTTTGTTTCCGATTGTTGATTTATCAAGCATTACTATTACATATTCGTTGAGGTCATCTTCCCCCTTTACGTTTGTGATAGTCCACATCTTTGTAATAGCGCCGATTGCGTCGAAAGTGCTGGCATTTTCTATCATATCAATGTCTAACGTGCTATCTTCATTCAATTTTTCGTTTAATTTTGTATTAACATGAATCGCATGACCGACGCCTTGCAAACTTTTTAATAATACCGGCATATGCTACTCCTTATCTGTAATATAATTTGTGTCTAAAGACTATCTTTTTCATAAGTCTGTTGGCTTTAAAATGATTCCAACCGGGATACAACACCGGTTGTTCTAACGTTTTGTTGTATAGGTCAATATTTAAATTGCCTCTATATGTGTGCTTGTTATCAAAAATGATTTTATCGCCTGCTTTTAAATCGACATCTTTAATTACTGAGATGTTTCCTTTATCCGTATAGAAAGTGAAACCGTCTTTATCATCAGCTTTAACATCTTCGGCTAATTCAATTTCAACTACATTGAATTGGTTGAACTGTGTTAATGCTACATCTCCGTTGTAATAAACATCTCCAGAACTCGTGTTATAGAATGTCATTTGTCTACTTCTATCATTTTCATTTAGTGCTATTCTGTCCGGAACTGACCATTTTTCTAAATCGTTATCACTTTCTAAATCAGTGCTATAGCCAATACTTTCAAAGAAAGGCAATTCAGTCGTCTCAAAAGTCAACGTGATTTCTCCTGATGTCTTAGTTGTGTCAAAAGATACTTCGCTAACTAATCCAACGAATAGTTGTCTACCGTCAACATAATCTAATTCAAATTCTTGTTCTAATGGTTCGAACATATTTTCAAATTTGATAGTGTTATCCGGCGTCGCCAATTCTCTTAGGTAAAAGCGACCATAAAACAATGTTTGAATGTCTGATTTAAGATGTGAGGCATAAGCAATCTTAGGTACTTCATACCTCAATCTTAATTCAACTTTTTTATATTCTTCTTTAGCGTAATTGTGAAAACGTCCATCAACTCCATCTAAAGGCGAATAATTCCTTTTGTAACCCGAACCGATAACATTGTAATCAAGCACTCTTAAGTGTTTGTAAGTGTGAGGATTGTCACTGACGCGATACTTCACACCATTTTTAATAATTTCTACATCATGGGCTATCAATAAACAAACCTCCCTTACATTAAGTTGAAACTACCATCTTTTGCATCCATATCGTCAATGTGAGATTTAATCATGTTTAGATCGCCCTCGTTTCTAACAGTTACATTAACAATAGGTCTGTTATTTTCTTTCATGCTATGTTGCACATCGTTTGTCATATGGCCGTCAACGCTTGGTGTTAAACTGTCGTTGAATCCATCTGTCAACGTTGAACCTAACTCACTTGTGAACGTTTTACCGAAGCTAGTAGCCATTACTTTAGCTTGTGATACCGCTAAACCTTTACCTAAACCACTACCTCCACCATGTCCACTTACGAATGAAGTTACTGAGTCCCACGCTGATGAAATCGCATCGCCTACCGCGCTTACTACTTTGTGCGCAGCGTTAGCTACACCTTCTGCCACTTTGCCGATTAATTCCGCTCCGGCATTTAAAAAATCGCTGAAAAAGCTTTTAATCTTATCAAGCGCGTTTTTCATGCCGTCGCCTACATTTGAGACAACTCTTTTAAATCCATCAGTTACTTTACTTGCGAAACTTGTAACAGTATTCCAAATATTAGAAACCCATTCAGAACCTTTTGTGATAATAAAGTTTAGTGCTTGTCCCATTTTTTCGGCCACACTCGAAGCAACACGACTAAACCAACTTGTAACACTGTTCCAAATACTGCTAACAAAATTAGTGATTGTACTCCATATCTGTGACCAACTTGTACCAAACATAGAAAGTGTTCGATTCATTACGCCAGTTAAAAAGCCGATGATTGACTCCCAAACTGATTGCATGTATTGCCAAATCGTATCAAGTACATTGGTAACCGTAGTTTTAATAGTCTCCCAAGCACCCGAGAAGTCGCCAGTAAGCAACTGAATTAAAGCAGTGAACAAACCAACTATGATTTGGACTGCCACGGATATCACTGTTCCTATGGCTTGGAACGCAATTGTAATTAACGTCCACAAACCTTGTATGATATTCATAACGTTTGTGATGATACCTATTACCAAAACACCTAAAACTTGCATGAATATTTGTCCTAATACTTGTAATATAGGCATTATCGGTTGTAAGGTAGATTGGATTTTGCCCCACAATTCAGTTAACCAGCCAACTACACCTTGAATCGCACCAGAAACCGCCGTTTTAACACCGTTCCACGCTTCAGTAATAGTGTTTCTGAAATTCTCGTTTGTTTTCCATAAATAAACTAGGACACCGATAAATGCGCCAATTACTGCAATTACCGCTAAAATAGGTGCTGAAATCGAACCGAAAACACCCATTAACAATTGCATAGCTCCAGTAACTAGACTTGATGTTCTAACAAAACTTAAAATCTGTTTGATGACGCCAAATAAGCTCAAACCAAACACATTTGTAAGCACACTACTTATAGCAACAATCGGAGCCATTAAAGCCCAAAATACACCGCCTAAAATACCCATAACGCCAGCAACTTGTGCTATAGCTGGGTGTGTCTCGAATAGTTTAGCGATAAATCCAGCTAGATTAGTGATGAAATCTAACAACTTACTAGCTATAGGAGCCATTGCAGTGCCAAATGCTACTAATGCTTTTATGATGTTACCGATTAATTGCATAATAGTAGGACCATTCTCTTGAACGTAACTTATAAAGTCTTTGAACCCTTGTGATTGTCCTACTTGTTCTGACCATGCTCTAAATTGAGAAGTTAATTTAACTAACCAGTCAAAAATGTTAGAACTGTTTTGAGCAAAAGCAATCATTAAATTACCAATACCAGCAAATACATTGCCAAATATCTGACCAATCTTAGGTAAGTTAGTTGTAGTGTAATCAATAAAAGCTTTAATAGCATTCTGACCAGCTACACTATTAGCCCAATTTTGGAAAGCTATAGACATGTTCTGTAGTCCTTGAGACACAAATTTGAACAACGGCATTAATTGAGTGAAAATGTTAACTAATCCGTCGCCAAATCGTCCTGCAGCGTTCAATAAATCTCCGAAGATTGCGCCACCTATGCTATTCAATGCTTCAAATGCTTTCTTAGCTGTTTCGGAATGTTTAACCCAATTCTCAAATTCGCGTGCGTTTGCTTCAACCAGCATAGATACTTCGGATAAGAATGGTTTTAATTGAGACATCGCACTTGTAACGCCTCTGATACCCGCTGACATCGCATTAAAGATACTTGCTTGATTCTCTTTTACAATGCCTTGCCATGTAGTTTTTAACTGATCGCTCGCATCTCTAAAATTTTGAACTTCTTTTGTTACTGCTAACGTTCCATCTTTTACCATTTTTAGTGCAGTAATAGCCATTGCACCGAAGCCAACCGCTCCAACACCAGCTACAGAGAATGCACCAGCAAGCCCAATAACACCACCACCTAATACACCAACGGCATTAAGTACTGCCATAATTGCCGGAACTAATCCAGCAATTACTGGTATTAATGCTTGTATACTAGCAATCATTAAACCTTTGACTTGTTGCGCAAAGATAGTACCGAAAGTTCTAATATTTGATGCGATGCCATCCATTGTTGATTGATACTGATCTAATGCTCTTTTACCTGCAGTCAATGCTACTTGCATTTTCGACATTCCGGTTGTATCAAAATCTAATTTAACAGTGTGTTTGCGCCAACCAGCTAACATCGCTTTAGAAGTCGCAACATTTCTTTTTAATCCGCTTGCGTCGCCGTCGATTTCAACTTTTTTACGTCTGATATTCGATAGTTCTGCTTTAACAAACGATATGACTTGTTTTACTTTGCTAGCGTCTGCATCGATATTAACTTTATGTTCTCGCCAACGTTGAGCCATCGATTTAGCTCGCGTTAGCTCTCTTTGGTAGTCTCTTATGTTTGCTGTAACTTCTGTCTTGATTTCGTCCGGTATATCAGTTTTAGCCATACGTTGAGCAGTTCTAATATTCCTTTTAAAATCACTGATTATAGCTGTAACACGAGCCAGAAAATTCTTTTCCATGCCTAACCTCCTTTATGACTTGTTTTTAAGCTGTTAAGGAACTTGCGAGTCCCTTGTTTTTGTATTTCTCTTTTACGTTTGTTTTTAGCTAGCTCACGCTGTTTCATTCTTTCGTATTCATCTTCTTGACCACGAATAATGTAATGTTCTCTTTCGTTCTGCCTAACAAAACGTTTTAGTGATTTACCAGCTTGAGCAACCGCATTATATTGAGCGCCGTACAACGCAATGTCTCTTTGGTCAATCAATGCTTGTCTAGCGCCAATAATCCAGTCATTCCATTCGGCAGGTAGCATGCTCATTAGCTCGTCATTACTCATATAACCTATGTAACGACTTGTCATCTGCCTTATTTCCGAATAGTCTAATAAGGTGCTACGGTCATGATTTCTTTGTAGTTGTTCTTCATCATCTCGATACCAGCTTTCGCGCCCTCTTTCTCGTCTTCTTTGGCTAACGATGGCGCTTGGTTCATCTGTGTCCAGAATAGACGTGATTTCTGCTTGAAAAAACCGCTATTATTCATTACGTCCAACGCACCCTGTAATAGATTTAACGTGTCGTTTTCTCTTTCGATGATTTCCATGATTTCCGCTTCAATGTCTTCTCTTTTAGGTGCACTTTTACCTAGATAAGCTGTTGCGCATTCCCAAAAGTCTACAATTGCCACTGTGTCACGTTCTAATAAAGCATTGTAAACATTAGTAAATCCTGAAATCGTTTGTTTTCTGCCTTTATTATCTTCTTGTTCAGTTGCAAACTTTTTAGCGGTTTTATCGAACATAAATGTTGCTTTTGCTTTCACTTCTTCATTGTTAATTGTTAATGATGTAATTGGATTAAAAGTTGTTTCAGTCATATTAAATACCTCGTTTATCGTTATTTTGTACAAAAAAATAGAGGGCTAATGCCCTCGTTAATTACATACTTAAATCGCTACTGCCAGCAGTTGTTTTTTTAGTTCGGTTTTCATAACTATCTTCATAAGCGTTCATGTCTTCGAATTCAACAACTGGAGCCAATGCGCTAGGGTTAAGCCATTCTTTTGGTAAATCATTGATTGTACCGTCTGCACTATTGAACTTAACTTTCGCTGTGATTTCGATTTTGTTATCTTCATCATCAAATGACCATTCGTGCTCTTCGATAACTACATATGCGAATACACCGTGATGTTTGCCATCGCGTTTTTTCGTTTCCCAAATCCAAACACGTAACTGTTTGAATTGTTTAACTGATTCTTTTAATGCTAATTGACCTTTATCTCCCGGAACGACATCAAGCGTCAACTTGATTTCTTCTTCGACAGAGTTACGGCTATAATCTTTTTTACCGCCTTGAATGATTTCAGCAAGGTCATTACTGATAGTATGTCCACCCTCTGCTAAACTACCTAAAAGCGTTGCTTCTTCGATAGTTAGCTTCTTAGCTAAATCCTTATCAGCGATTTGGAGAGCGACAATATATTTATCCTGCGCCATTCGTTACACTCCTTTGTAATGTGTTATGTCTGTATTTAAAAACAAGCCGAATGATACCGTGTTTAGTGTACTGATCTATGTCAGTAATCACTTCTTGTGTATCAATTCGACTTTTAATGAATGAATAATAATCAATTTCTATTTCGTTATTTAAAACGAAGCCTAAAAATTGAATTATTTGTGATGCCTCATCTCTATTACGTGCTTGACTATAAACATGCAACGTGATGCCGACATCTTCGACCATGCTCGTGGTCGTTTCTTTGTTAGTGACGTTTGTTTCACCCACAACGATATATGGGTAAACAGCGTCTTTCTGAACGCAATCAAAAACCCTACCGTCCAATTGTTTTTGGATAATAAGGTTACTTTTTAATTTGTTATATACTTTGTTAAATAAGTACCGTTCAACTGATACCCACATATCTTAACCACCTCATGAAAAATACTTATTAAAGAATGCTCGTCCAGCGTCTATTGCCGGCTCCCAAAAAGGTTGAGCATGTTGTCCTTTAGTAGTGTGCCACTTACCGTTTGCATCTTTGTATGACCACGGTATCTTTTTGGCTCTACTACCTCCAGCACCTGTTGCATATATACCAGTACCATAATTGACATATATTGCGTATTCACTACCAATATTAATAACACCAGTAAAACCGCTGTCTTTAAAGTCCATTGTTACACTTTCTCTAAGATATCCGGTATCAACTGGCATTAATGAAATGATTGTATTGTGAATCTTAGCAGTTGTCTTTGCTATACCTCGTTTGACCCATCGCTCCATGTCTCGCTCGTAATTTTCCAACTCTTTTACTAAGTCCCAATTACCATACTTAACCTTTGCCAATAGATCGCACCCTCAATCTAGTTAAATTGATTTCATGTTGTCCGCCTTGGTCGACCGGTTCGCCTACAACTTCGTACGTTTTACCCTCGTAATTAAATAAAGTTTTGTTTGTTATTGGTATGTGATACGGCGTATATAGGTTACGGTCGAAGTCTTTGCTCATTTGATGAAATTTGAGTGTCTCGCTTGATGTAGGCGTATCCATAAATCCTTTAATTGTTTCGTTACTTTTAAAACGCTCGTATTCTTTAGGAAATGTTCCTGCAACTTCAACCTCTCCAATTTCAATTGTGTGCGGAAACTCATCAAACGGATTAAACATATCGCTTACCCCAACTTAACTTACGATAAGGCGTTAGATAAGCATAAGCACTACTAGGTATGTCAGTTACATAGGTATAACTCACGGTGCCCATCGTGCGCGCTGAGATATTGCCAGTTGTACCAAACTTGATACATTCAGCAATAAACTTCTTAACACCCGACGGCACTTCTTTGTCATCAAACTTCTGATTACAATAATCTTCTGCAACACCTTTATATTCTTCAATAAGATATTCGATCTGCTCATCGTTAGACGAATCATTGAGTGAAAGTCCATTAATCATTTTGACGTCTTTTGCGTCCATTACTTAACACCCTCTAAAGCTTTGATAAGCTCATCTTTTTTCATATCACTATAGCCTTTAATTTCACGCTTTTTAGCAAGTTCTTTTAATTCTGCTACTTTCATATCAGATAAACTTTTTTGCTCGTCAGCGCTCGCCTCAGACTGTTCTACTTGCTTGTCTTCAACAAGTTTGATAGCGATTAAATTACGGCGGTTGTTTGTTGTAGATAATTCAGTGAATCGTTCTTCTGATACTTCTAACCCATCACGTGGGTATATGTCCCCCACTTGATATTCATGTCCGTTGTCTTGTGCATCTTCAAAACGTTCGATTACTTTATACATACGTCACTACCTCCTATTACATTTCTAAGCTTCCAGAACCTTTAGTGATTTTCACTGCTTTAGATTCATCATATAAATAAGCTACATAGTGCTTATCACTGTATAATGCAGTTGTTTTTGTTGATGCGTCACGAGCTACTTCTAAGAAGAAATCACGTTTCAAGATTAATTTAACTGCACCTTTTTTAGCTAAAATAGCCGTGCCAGCTTCTAACTTATTAGAACGCACAATGATAGCGCCTAGAGCTTCGCCAAACGCACCTTTAACGATGATGTCATCTCCTAATTCAGTTGCGCGTGTAAAGTTAGTTGATGCATCTCCACGCAATTTACCAGCATCAAGTGGATTGATAAATAAAACCATTGGTTCTAAGTCTTCATCGTTAAATTTGTCGATTGCTGATTGTAAGCCGTTTAATTTAGTGATGTCCGCATTAACAGTAAGTTTAGCTCCCATTAAAGCCTCTAATACGTCATTATCAACTTTGTTAGCGTGTGCTAAACCGTGTTGACGCACTTGTTCGCCTTGAGGGTCTCCGTAACCACTTAATAAAGCCTCATCTGTGATAGATGTACCTTTAGCAATTTTACGAATTTTAGCCTCACGTTTTTTAGTTTCTAAGATATCAGTTGGGATTTTTTCTCCCTCTGCAACTACTTGTGCATCTCCGCTATAAACGAATGCTGGGAATGTCAAAGTGTCTCCCGGTTGTCCTTGTAATGTGCTATCTACTTCTGCAAATGAAGCGAAACGCAATTTCTTTTCGAGTTGCGCTTGCATCATAGGCGCTAATACTTCTGGAATGATTTGATTACTTGTTTTAGTAAATCCTTGTGCCATGCTTGTACCTCTTTCTTTGTTTAATTTTGATTAACTAATTTTTCGAATGTCTCACGATCGTTCAAATACAATTCGTTACGTTCAGCGACACTCATGTTGTCAAACTTTTCTTTCGTTACACCTGAGTCTGGATTACCTCCGCCTTGTGGTGTTTTACCTACAGGCTTAGACGACGCAAATAAATAAGGTTTAGACTCTTTAAGCGTTTTAATCGCTTCATCTAAACCTTTTACAGTGCCGTCGTCTACTAATTCCAGTTCATCTTTATTGATGAATGCTAGAATGTCGTTAGCGTCATTTGCTTCTTTAGCAACCGCTAACTTAACTGCGTTATTAAGTTGTGTTTCTTTATACTTTGTCTCCCACTCTGAATTTTGATTCTTTAATTCTTCGAGTTCTTTTTGAATCTCGCTATCCTCTTTAACAGAGTCTTGCAATTTGACAATTTGTTCATCACGTTTAGAAATCTCTTCTTTTAACTCTTCAATTTCGGTATTCTTGTCGTTCAATCTTGAACGTGGTACCATTCCCGATTTTGATTCGTCAATCGCATCAATTACTTTCTGCTTGTCGATTTCTCCGTCTTTAAATTGTCCTAACAATGTGTATAAATCCATTTAAACTACTCCTTTTTACGAGTTTTACGTGCAACGCCACGAAGAATTTTGGTATAAAAAGAAGCAGTTTAACGACATGCTAAGGTCGAGTAGTAAACTACTTTCTTTTTCGTTTATATTTCTCCCACTCACGATAAGTCATTTGTGGTATTACTTCGGTTGTCCTGTCATCTTTACGTACTCTCGTTGTACTAGGCAAATCATCTTCATCAATGTAATACATAAGCTTACAACGACAGTTGATGTTTTCTTTTGCACTATTCACACCAACAAACAACTTAGGTGCCTGTCCAACGCAACCGCTCGACTTGAACGGTTCGTCTATTTTCTTTTTAGCACCGTCTAGATGCCTGTGTGTGTCTCTTGTGCGTGTATCTTTAGTAGCTTGCCAATACTTATACATCTGTAAGCCATTCTTTTGAGCTACTAATGCACTATCAAGTCCAGCTTGTGACATTGCTCTGCCTGCTTCTGTACGAGCCACACGCAATGATTGAGCTTTAGACATGCCGATATCATCGCGTATTGCTTTTGCTATCTTAGAGTAACCCTCTCCACTCATAATACCTTGTGTAATGTGCATACGTATCTTTTTCAATACTTCATCACGATGTTTTTGTAGTGTTGGCATTAAACGAATGAACTCAATAGGTTGTTCAATAGCTGATTTGATTACCTCTTTACTCGGAACATCAAACTGCATAGATGTTTGACTCGCCATTTCATATAAATAAAGGCTCATAAGGAATTTTTCTATATAAGCATCTTCTTGTGACTTCTGAATCATCTTAGCTACTTGCCTATAGTCATCAGTCAACATTGTACCTATACGAGTTAACTCCTTATTGAGCCTGTTGTATTTATTGAATTCAGTCCATGTAACATACACATCATCATTTTGATATTTCTCAAACATATCTGCGATGATTTGTTTTATCTCTTTAAGTCGATTAGCAAATAGTTGCTCTATAGGCTTCTCAGCTTTAGAGATTAGACTATCGATATATTCATCAATATCATTCTGATTGTTTATCGTTAGATCTTTCTTTTTGTTGGGCACCGTCAGCACCTCCGTCATCTAAATTAGGCAGTTGCTTGTTTAACTCTAATTGTTCCTCGTCTAGACGCTCTAATTCAGCTTTTGGATCATCAACCCAAGGATGATGACGTACTAACGTTTCTTTAGATAAGTATTGGGATTGCGCACCAATTTGTGATTGCTCTAAATCATTTACCATTACATTAAAGTTGAATGTAATTTCTATCTCTTTAGCATCTAACTTAATTTTGTTGAAATCTAAAATAAACTGTATTAACTCTTGTAATGCAACGTTAGCTTTATTCTTAAGTTTGTTTGCTTTCAAATTAAGGTTTGTGTATAAGAATTTAAGTGCAATGCCACTAGTAGCAGAACCAAATTTATCAGTCTGAAAGTCTACACCTTGTCCAAATTCAACGATATAAGCTCTCATCATATCTAGATATTCTTTAGTGCTAGCAACCGGCACTTCTACTTGTATAGTTTCTACACCACCATCACTACTTACATTGATAGCTTTATAGTATTTAAGTCCTTCCATAAACTCACTTAAGTCTTCACCCTCATAACCTCTTAATATATAAATTAATTCAACTGATTCATCGAACATATTTTGCACATCCGACAAACGTTTATCAATCGCATCAATAAATGACTTGTACATCCATATATCAGATACTTCTTCAGGATTGTTTTTAAAAGCAATGAAAGGTACTCGTTCCCAACTACCAGTTGAAAAGTGGGTTTGTATGTGGTCATTTCCATAATAGAAATCAGGGATCAAACTACCGTTTTCGTATACATAATAAGTAACTGTTTCAGCAGTCCAGTATTCAACTTTTGTTTCATCGTTAAATGTAAAGATACGAATAAAAGCATTTAACTGTTCTCGTTCTTTATCAGTCCAAATCGGTATAGCTTGTTCTGCTGGCACTCTGAATAACTTCAGTTCTCCATCTTCATTAATGTACACCTGCAACCAATCAATACCTTTATTACTAGCTGCAGTTAAAATATCAATCAACTTATTATCCCAACGAGTATCAAGAATTTGATGAATAACATCTAATGCTTTGTCATCATCATGTGCATATGTTACTGGTTTGCTGGCGACGTAACTTACTTTCTGGTCTACTAAGTTTTGATGAAAGTTTGTAGTAATACGCCAGTCAGGCTTGATGTAATCGATATTACCGTGCAAATCTTGCTTATATGCTTGATAATTAATGTCGTTATCTTTGTCATAATACTTTTGACCAACGTTAATATCTTTTAATTTCTGTTTATGGTTGTTAATCAACCTAATTATCATCTCTTCTTGTGTTTCGACCTTAGGTTTCATCTGCTCAATTATTTCTTCGCCATATGGCTTGTCCCACGGCATCCTAATAATGTTAATCACCTACTTTAATATACTTAAACTACTTTGCTTCATATCACGCTCTAATGCGTATCTCGTTGCGTCTATTGCGTGATTGTCTTTATCTTCTAACTTAGGTTTAACATTGCCGTCTTTATCAGTCTGGTAATCGATATTTTCAAATTCCCTAGCAATGTTAGGTGTGCGTCTAGGGTCAATTACAATAGCCTCTAAGTCATCAAGCCATTGTTCCCCGTATTCAACACTATCAGCACCTTTTTTAACAGCTTTCACTTTTTTAATACCGTGTTCTTGTTTTAATTCAGCAATTGACTTAGGTTCAGCACTATCTGCAAATATCTCATCACTTTGATAACCTTTCTTTTTAAGCCAATTAGCAAACTCACGGTTACTTATCTGCACGCCGTAGTGCTCATCCATAGCATAAATGACACGTTTCTTTTTATCATAATGCCAACGTACAAAAGCTAATGGATCAGTAGCATAACCAAAATCGACTGCATTTCTTATATTGTCGAATGTGTCATATTGTCTTTGCGGTATTTCTTCAATTCTTAAATTATTAAACGGCACAACACCACTCCCTATCGCTTCGCCCATATATTCCCATCGATAACGTTGTTCGTTACGCTTTTTAGCACTCTCAGCCTCTTGTATAAACTGTTTTGATATAAACGGGTTATTCAAGTATGTAGAATGATGTACGAATGTGTTATCAGCTTGGAACGAGCTTTCATATTTTTTATTAACCCACGATTGCTTACGTTTAGGTGGGTTGTAACTAAAGAAAAACTTGTAAAATAATCCCTCATCTAATTCTCCACGTAATAATGAGTTGGTAATCGTTGTGACTTCATCTTCTGTTTTGAATTCTGCCAACTCTTCTATCCACGCAATAGAAAAAGGGAACCTACTATCTTTTAACGACTTTAATCGTTCAGGGTTCTGTGCCCCTCTAAAGATGATACGGTTCCCTCTAGGTATATAAGTTATTTCCATTGGCGACACTTTAACTTTGAATAAGTGTGACACCTTTTGCTCTTCAATTGCCCACTTGATTTGTTCAAACACTGATGTAGCTAATGTGTTATCTGTCTTACGTATAACAACCGCATTCATCGGATAACGCATAATAAGTTGTGTAATGATGATTGATATATCTGATGACTTACCCGAGCCACGTCCGCCCTTTGCAACGACATTAAGTACTTCTTTGTCCTTTGTCACTTTCCACAATGGGTGGAAGTGTTTAGGTAGCAAGTCAGATAAGTTAATCGATATCGTCATTAAACGTCACCGCGCTTTGCATTGTTACCTCTTGTTTGTCAACAGGATTATAACCTGTACGATCTAAAATATCTTTAGAAGCTTGGAACCTCACAAGCTCACTCTTAGCGTCCAATAAATTAATCATTGTTTGTAGAGCTTTGGGCACTTGTTTTTGCAAGTGCTCAGCTTGATATCCTTTAAACCCTTCTCTAAATTTATCGTTAGCTTTCCACCTTGATATAGTGGCACGGTTCACGTCAATTTGTTCTGCAATATCCATATCTTTTGCGCCAGTGTCTGTCTTTATTTGTATATAGGCTTGTTGTTTCTTTGTTAATTCTAAATACGCGCCAAATGTTGCGTTATTTTGCATATTACTCATCGTATAATACCACCCACTTTACGTTAATTACTCTAGTTATTTTAAATACAAAATGCCCCTACACCTCGTGCAGGAGCTACGTTCAATAAATGTGAAAGGAGGAAAATAGTTATGACTCAAAATGCAAGAATTAAACTACCCACCATATAGGCAGGTAGTAAGTGATTAATAGCGTAACATATCAACTTTTATATGTTTGTCACTTCTCAATCACATCGATGAGAACATCTAATGTGGCTATTACCCCACGTGTTAAGATAATTCTTACAAATCAATTATATAAAATTAATTCACAGTTTAAAAATAGTGTCATTTTCGTCATTTCTGTCATTTTCGTCATTTTCGTCACTGTAGTAGATAAATCTTTTCTGCCAATTCATCGCGTCGTGCTAAGAAGTTGTTCCTGTTCAATTTAGAGTTAGGCATCTTCTTGATAATTGCATCCCTGTTATAACCTTTCTTCAACAACTCTAAGAAGCAAAAGTCAACGTGTCCTAATCTCTGTTGTGATTGATTTATAAACTCAACTTCTTTTAACATCTGCGCATACCTTTTATTTGCTCTCTCAAGCCTCACAACAACATCTTCAACTTTGCTTGAGTTTTCCCCTTGTGGTTTCGGTAATGTTGCTTGTATGCCATACTGTGCAATCGAGTTGCTATCATATTCCGGTATTACATCGGCTAACACATTACACTTCATTTTATGTGTGCCTATCATATTAACAATTGACTCTTTGCTATACATCTATTCCGACACCTCCGCCCTCATCAAATCCGACTGGTCGCATAGATGAGCGAAGTCACTCGGCGCCTCTACATCATCATTAGCCGTCATCATAATATATACTTGCTCAGTTACATACTTACCTAGCTCATACATCGCTAGTAAGAATAATAGTCTTAATATTTGCTTAATCATTGTTTATCTACCTTCTTTACTTCGTATAAGACCGGATATAAATTTAAAAAGTGTATTCTATATCCAATCGTCTTAACTTCTACTTTGTCGCCTACTTTTAACCTAGCTTGTATGTCTGCGCTATCAAATTTCTTTTTGAATAATAAGTCGGAGTTTTCAATGACTTGTTTGTTGTCTAATACAATATAGAACTTGTCTTCTTTATCTTGTCTCTTGTTATATTTATCTGTAATTGTCCCTTGATGTACTTCTTTGTTTTGGTAACTAGCCACTGTATAGATAGGCGATATGACAACAAGCATCAGTGCGATTACGCCGAATAATCGCAGTATTCCAGCAATAAAGATATCGAACCAATCCATATTTTTAAGTTTTTTAATCATCATTGTCATCTCCAGTATCAATTAAACTAGGCATCATTCTTAACATAGCCCTTAATTCATGTTCATTCATATTAGCCATCATAGGACTGTAAAATTCACTGTCTTTATCATTAATTTCTTTAATGAAATCATCTTCAATCTTAGCTTTTTCTTCAGGTGTTTTATTTTTATATTTTTTGATTATTTCAGTGTACTTTTTCGGGAATTTCATTTTAGGTATGTTAATCATCATCTGCCTCCTCAACATTGATCCCAACTATATAACCTTTGTTCAATACAAGTTCTCTGCCATAATCTTTTTCTATCGTTAAATAGTCATCATCATTTCTAAAATCATCCAAAACAAATACTATTTCGTTAAATAATTCATCTTCATGTAATATCAAACTACTACCGTCATGTAATAAAATTCTCAGCTGATTCATTTCCCACACTCCCTTATATTTTCAAACAACTGACCTAATTTAATAACTGCATCTCTTTTAACTTGTGCCTCGTACTTCTCTTTTGCTTCTTCTTTACTCTCTGCCTCAACAACTGTAAACGTCTGATTATCTCTAGCCACAGTAAAATGTTCGTGTGGTAGTCCTGTTGAATCTTTGAATGTTGTGACTAAGTATTGCGTCACTTCTTATCACTCCTTTGAATGATTCTAAGTTTTTCTACGAATAAAAGTATTAGTAAAACACTCAATGTAGCTAACATATTTTGTTGTTTTGCAAAATCTACTATAACGATTAAGACTAATAACATTCCAATTCTGCATGTAAATAAATCTAATTCTTTGTACAAAACCATATATCTGTTGAGTAAATTGTTAAATATTACTATGAATACAAGTATTAGAACTAATGTAATGATGTAACTCACTTCCCCAAAACCTCCTTGACTCGATCTAAGATGTCTTTACACTCCGCTACTTCCGAAGCCTTTTTCTCCACGTTCTGAAACACTTTCGAATTCCTCCACTTGCTTTAGTTCAGGTGTCCATATAGGCACGATAACCAATTGAGCTAGTTTGTCGCCTTCGTTGATTTGATAAGTTCCATATTGTCTTATGACGTCACTCAAATCGATTTCTCCTTTAATATCAAAAACACCTGGTGTAATATAACCATTTGATGCAATAGCGTCATTCTTGATGTTAATCCCTAAATTACCATGATATCCCGCGTCTATCTTGCCTGTTTCAATCACTAAATGCGTTTTACTACTTACACCACTACGGCTAGTTAATAGTCCGACATAGCCCTCTGGTATGCTCACAGCTACATCTGTTTTAATCACTGCCTTTTCTTGTGGCTCGAGTACGACAGTTTCAGCTGAGAATATGTCATAACCTGCATCCGTCTTATGATTTCGTTCTGGCATTCTAGCGTTTTCTGATAATAGCTTTACTTGTAGGATGTTAGTCATTTTCCTTGTCCTCCTCATCAATTCCAGCCAATTCATACATAACGCTCTCCATACTTTTATCTTTTAAATCTTCTGACACGAATACCTTTAAATCATGGAATTCTGTAATTATTGTTTTTTCGTCATGGTCGATGTAAATTTCTAGCGTACCATCAGCTAAATTAAAAATAGCTTTATCTTCATTTTCTTTGTATCCTTTTTCTTTTAATTTCTTCAAAGATTCATTAATTTTCATTTTCCTGTTCCTCCTCATATTCAAGCTCTCTTACTTCTCTCAAAACCTCTGACGCCCAGTCTTCTGGATACTCAACCCATTGCGCATTAATAGCTTCGCGAATTTCATCAAACGCTTGTGCTTTCTTATACACGTCCTCAATCTCTTTTAGCAATCCCTCTGTGTCATTGCCGTTATACGCACTAGCACTTATAA